CATTTAATTATGGCACTGCTGCATTTACTGGAGCGACACTTCAAGACCTTGATTCAGCAACAAGTGGATCAAACATAACAACTGGAACATTTACAGTTTCTGGTGCAGCGATTGGTGATATTGTTTTTGGTGGACTTAACTCACTTAGCTCAAGCTCTGGAACCACTGGAGTACCTACCGCTGGAGCAAGAATGATGAGCCAATTTAGGGTTGAGGGTGCAAATGTTATTAGATACACAATTCTTAATACAGATACAATTTCACATGGAACAATCCCTGCTGGCACGCTTTACGCAACCGCAATGAGGTTTATAGCTTAATTTATGGCAACAATTCTAAATCGAACAACGACATTTCCTACTAACGGAACTGTTACTGCGGCTGGCTTGCATAATCTCATTGATGATACATCAATTTACGCTGGCCTAATCACAACCCAGACCGAATTAACAACAGTAGGAACTGCCGACCAGCTTCTGATTGCTGTTAATGGCGTTTCCGATACAGGCGCGCCTAGGCGTGCAACAGTTCAGAATTTGTTTGATGATGCGCTTACCAGCGGGACTTATACCAACCTAAGCTTATCTGGTGCGTTGACCTACGGCACTGCTACTGGAAATTACACAGTTAGCACCAGCGCGACGATTACTACTGGCACGATTCCTAACCTTACCGCTGGAACAACCACATCGACTGCGGCTACGATTACTACAGCCGTTATCCCTACTCTTACAACTGGAACGACTACATCAACGGCAGAAATTGTAACAAGCGGAACTATCCTAACCCTTAACAGCACTACTGGAACGATTACAAATTTAAGAAGCACGACAGGAACTGTAGCAACATTAAACAGCACAACTGGGACTATTACAAATCTGTCCACTACTCTTGCTGGTGATTTTACAATTAGCCAAGGGACAGGGGCGCTTGCAACAACTGGGGCAACGGCTGGAGTTTATGGAAGCGCATCTGCAATTCCATTCATAACTATTGATGCAAAGGGAAGAGTTACAGCAGCGACAACTGGAACATTTTCAACAACTCCAGCAGATGGATCAATCACTGCTCCAAAACTAAGCGGAGCGCAAAGTGGTTCTGCTCCTATTTTTGGTGCAAGAGCTTGGGTTAATTTTGATGGCACACGCAATGAGGGGGACACAGGTGCATCTACAAATGGTGCTAACGTAAAAATAAGAGGATCTGGAAATGTGGCAAGCGTTTTGAAAAATAGCGCTGGAAATTATACTGCAACTTTTACAGTAGCTATGGCTGATGCAAGTTATGCTGTTTCATTAGCCTCAGCATTAGGCAACAACCATAAGGTACAATCAATTGGTTCAAGCACTTGCAACGTGATAATTTCAGACGGAGCTTTTACTCCTACAGACACAACAAGTGTCTATATTTCTATTTTTAGATAACTAAATGACCCTAACTGAAATAGCCCAATACGCAGGCGAGAAGATCGGCAAGACCGATGCCGATATGCTTACCTTCTTGCAGAAAGCTGCAAGCTTGGCCTACCGCCGAGTATGGGACTTTGCGCCTTGGCGTGAGACTGTAACCAACTCAACCTATTCAGTTGGAACAAATAGGCAAATCACGCTAGGCACGAATGTTGAAACTCCTCTCTCGGTAGCTTATAACGATGCAGAGGTTGATCCGATTGACTTGGCTACGATCATCAGCCAAGACCCAGGCTTGCTTGACGATGCGCGTACTGGAGATCCAGATACCTACCATTTTACTGGCAGGAACAGCAGTGGAGTTGCACAGTTAAATCTCTACCCAAGACTTAAAACATCTGGCACAATCCCATTGCGTGTTGTCGAAAAACTGAAATGCCTTACCAGGACAAACTATATCGTTGATTTTCCTCCGTCTGATTCAGCTTTGAATGATGAACTTCGCTTACCCCACGTTCATCATCTTGTTCTGGCCTTAACCCATTCTGATGCCCTAGAGCGTGAACGGCAGTATGCCAAGGCGCAAGCCATCACGCAGACTGCTAACGCTGATCTTGCTTTGATGGCTAACTACGAGTTGAGCCAAGTTGGAGGAGTAAAGCAAATCACTCCGCAAAGTTTAGGCGAGCTAACCATAGAAGAAATGTTCTCAGCGTAAAGGAGGCTTATGCCTTATTACAGCGAAAATTTGGACGATGTTCTGTCCTTTGACGGAATACGCAATTTTACTGGCGGTCAAGCCAGTGGCCTGCAATCCGACCTACTGTCCGAGAATCAAGTACAGCAGTTACAAAACATGACCCTTTCCCCAAAGGGCAATCTTGAAACTCGCGTTGGTACAACAAACTTTTGCACTACTGCTACAAGCGCAGTTGGTTCTATTGGAGGAATGCGCTATTACGAGACTGCTGCTAACGAGCAGTTGTTGACTGTAACCAACGGAAGGTTCTTTAGCATTGATTCAAATGGAACTTCCACCATGCATCCAATTGATGCTACTTGGAGCCAATCAACAAGCGCATGGAACTCTTACGCCCAGCAATGGTCTAATGGTTATTCAGTTCTCAGCACAACTGAAGTTTCAATGGCTCAGTTTAATGACAAGATGTACTTGGCTGATGCAGACGGAGACTTTCATTATTGGGATGGTAGCATTATTACAAGGCAAGGTGGCAAGGTTCGTGCTGTAACAGTTACTACTGCTGGAAGTGGATACACAAGCGCGACTGCAATTGCTACAGGACCAAATTGGGGCGGAACAGTTCCAACCTTTATTACAACAGTTGCTGCTGGTGGAGCCGTAACAGGTGTGACTGTTGTTAATGGTGGTTCTGGCTATTCAACTGCACCAACAATCACAATCATTGGAAATGGTTCTGGTGCGACTGCTACTGCCACTGTTAGCCCACCGCCACAAAGTTTAAGGCTATTGATTAACACGGAGAACAGGTTGTTCGCAGTTGGTTCTGGGTCTAACCGAAACACGCTTTACGCCTCGGACATATTAGATCCTTCTATATGGGACGCGACCAACAGCATCGTTGTCAACGGAGATGATGGTGATGAGATAACCGCAATCGTTCCTTACTACAAGAATAGGATCATCGTATTCAAGAAGCGTAGGGTATTTCAAGTAGATGTGCCAAGTGATGCAGTAACAGCAGCTGATTGGATTGTGTCCATCATATCCAACAATACAGGGTGCGTTGCTACTGGTACTGCGGTTCAGGTCAGTAGCGACATATTGTTCTTATCGGACAACGGCATTAGGTCGCTGGTGCGATCAGTAGCGGATGACTTTAGCTCAGTTGGAATACCCATTTCAGAGATAGTTAAGGATGTTATCCAGAGCATCAATACGCAGGCTATCGCAGTATCTACTGCTATGTATTACGATAATAGATACTTTTTGTCCATACCCACTGAGTCAAACGATACCAACGATACTTTGCTAGTGTACAACACCGCGCTAGGGGCGTTTGAGGGAACTTGGACTCTGAAAGCAATGCAGTTTGCCCTAACCAATTTCAACGGTGAAGGCTCAAGGTTGATGTTGAAAAATACAACAGGACTTATTAGCAAGTATGCTGGTTATAAAACTCCCGCTGGGACTACTTCATCTGATTACGTTGATTCTGGAACAGATTATGAATCATTCGTAAGAACCAAGGACTTTAACTTTGGCGATCCTTTTTCACTCAAGTATGGCAGTCACTTCGAGATTGTATTTGATAACTCATTCTCAAGCGATGCGAACGTATTCATCCAGCGTGACGTGGATGTTGGGGATGTCAGCGTTGTACCTAACCTAAACATTGCAAGCTCAAACCTAACCCTGCCATTTACACTGCCAGCCGTCCTTCCGTCCTCGGTCAAGAAGAAGCTAGCCAGCGACCTTCGCAAGTACGAGAAGTGGCGTTTAATCAATATCAAGATTTCCAGTTCAGCAAACAAGATGGCTATACGCCAGATCACGGCTGCGGCCAATCCAGATACAATTGAGATCCAGAAAACCCTATGACGGCTATCGAGTATATTGAGCAAAGCGGTGTCCCAGAGTCGATGTGGCATAACCTTGCTGAGTGGTTTGGATGGTTTGAGAAGCAGGGCATGGTTGGCATTGTAAGGGATAATGAAGGCATTGCTGGCGTGGCTTTAGCCAGGTGCATAAAGGATGGGCAAGAGCCTGTGCATTATGTGCATAGCGAAGATGGTCAGAATGTATTTGTTGACTTGACGATCTCCTCAAAGGGTGCTAAATCCTTACGATGCTTGCTGTTGCTCCTATGGGAGAGATTCGGTCCTCGCAAGCGGATCACCTTTAATCGTTCTGGAAAACCAAGGAGTTACGACTATATGACATTTATGCGAAAGGCTAGGGTTTAACACCATGGGTGGATCGCCTTCTATTCCATCACCGCCCCCTCCGCCTGATCCAGCAGCGGTCGCACAGGCTAATGCTGCTGCCTATCGGATGAACATTGATACTTATATAGAGAAATCTCCTGCTATGGCAGCTCTTGAAAACAAGCTACGCATTCAATACCAACCCCAGCAGCGCGCATTAGAACGGCAACTATCAGCCCTAGACCAGCAAGCAGGCGTGCAGGCTGGGATGCAATTAGAACGTCAATACGGCCCACAGCGCACGCTAGAATCTCTTCGCAGGCAGTATGAGACTAGCCCACAGGCGTATGCTTTGAATCGTGGATTAGGCGATCAGATGACTCGCCAGTTCGAGCGTCTTTATGGAGCCAGCCCATACGGATCAGTTGAGCAGAATGTGGCGTTTAACCGACAGCCAGGACCAGTTGATTTCTATGGCACGATTGGGACGAACATTGGTAGTCCAGAGTTAAAGGCTTAGGTATGACAATAGAGCAAATTCAGAACGCCATAAAGGTAGCCGATGTAAATATCGCAGGCCAAGGTCAAGGCTTTAGCGGAGACAGATATATGTATTTCAGTGGAAGGGGTCCTGGTGGAGAAGGATTGATTAACACAGAATTTGGCCAACAAGCAAGCCGAGAAGTTAGAAACAACATATCGGCAATGGGGGTAAATCCAGACAATTATATAATTGGAGGTGGAAGATATGATCTTAATGCAGCCGTAGCAGATGCCAAGGATAACATTACAAACATACGAATAAATGATGCAATTAAAAGCAAGATTGATCCAATTATTTCAAGGGAAAAACAATACGATACTTTATCAGATCAAATCCGCGCCCTTACTGGAGATAAATCTGGGAGTGGGGCTGCTGGTCCTGCTGGCCCAGCCTTTAATCAAGCTTTGTCTCAACTTTCAGCAGCCCGTAATTATGGATCTTCTGATCTTGGATCAAAATTAAACTTCCAAATATCCGATCAGAATATTGTTGACGATTACAACAATTCGAAGCTATCCCGCCTAAACAGCGTGATTGATCGCGGAAATGCTCAGATTGCTGGAATCAATGATCGGCTTGCAACGGCTAACAAACTTCTTGCCGATCTTCCATCTGGTGATGCTAGACGCACT